CGAATCCGTTTCACATATAGATAGAATCTATAGTAGTAATATTACAAATGGGTTCAGAAATAGAGACCACAAAACTCCAATATTCTTGGATTCTGTGGTACCATGATCCCGACAACAAGGATTATTCCCTCGAAAGTTACGTCAAGATTGCCGATATTAGTACACCTCAACAATTTTGGACAATTATTGATTCAATATCAAAAGAAGCATGGGAATCAGGTATGTTCTTCTTTATGAGACGCGGCTTCAAACCATTATGGGATGCTCCCGAAAATGAAGCAGGAGGCGCATGGTCTAAAAAAGTAGAATCACAAACAGCACATTCAACATTCGTTGATCTGATGGTCAACTGTATAACAGATGACTTTCTAATTAATCGTAAAGAAACACTGGTAGGAATTACAATATCTCCTAAAGGTCCTGCATCAATTATTAAGATATGGAACACAACTACAACTGTATCGGATAACTCATATATTAATTCAAACATGAACGGATTTAAAATTGGAGACGATGTTACGTACACGGCCCATAAAGCAAGACCAAAGTAGATATAATGCGATTTGTTGTAGATATTGATAAAGAAAAGACAATAGATTACTTAGAAACTAAGTTACGAAAACTTATTAGTTTTTTGTATAGTTGGATAACACATGACGGTGAGATTTTAGGTTATATTTTAGGAGTATTACATTTTATGATATCAATCGTAATTTTAATACTTCTTTTTATTTCTCACACATTGTATCCTGCGTTATGGCTTCAAGGGTTTTCATTATTTTGTATGGCATTAATATGGTTTCAACATGTTATTCTTAAAGTTTGTATATCAATTGTAGCAGAAGAAAGATTGACAAATGGTCAAGCACCTTTCTTCGAAATAGTAAGTGATATAAGTAATGTATTTAGAATACCACTTGATAGATTTATTGAGAATCTTTTAGTAGCAGAAACAATATCCGTTGCATGTTTTACATTAGCATTTATTGGTAGAATATCACTGTTTATACAAGAAGGATATCTATGTCGTACATGGCATTAAACATAGTTTGATTTCACCAAGATTAGCGATCACATATCGAATCATGAGAAACCAATCATTCTTCATATGAATCTCAAGATTGTTAGAAAGATTTGTACACTTGGTAAACAGGACAAGTAGGGGAAGAGAGAAGTTTCCAGTAACAATGTCATCATTTGTCTTCTTCTGAATACTAAACTCATTTTCAGAATCACCCATTACTGTAGTACGCGATGCAAAGTGCCCCTTACATGCAAACGTAAGAGATGAGTTAACATTCTTGATCTCAACCGTTTTTGCACCTAGCAAGGTCATATCACGACAAATCTTTTGAAAATCAAGAGAAGGCATGGTGATATGTGTTGAGAACTCAGTTTCGGGAAGCTGAATATCCGGTTCATCACGGTCAAGTAAGTTTAGCTTATAACGAGTTACTTGCTTTTTGTCGCCATCTTCAAGGAGAATACCTAGTGAGTTAGAGTCAGATGAATCAACATAAAAAGTAATTGTGTCGTCATTTGTAGCAGTACGAACAATACGATAAAGATGATCAGTGTTTACTCCAATGACAAACTTAGGACTGGTGTGATTATACTCATACTTCTCAAACTTGTCAGCATGTAGACGAAAATGAACAAGAACAGTACGTGTATTATCCATAGCTACCATTCGAATCCCATCCTTGTCAAAGATAAGACTCATTTCAACTAGAATACATTTAATAGCTTCCTTCAGTGTTCGGATTGCGCCAGTCTGAACAGTTTTTGCTTCTACAACATACTCAGGCATTTAATGTGTTTACTTCGCTGCGTTTAAAACCTTACCCATCCAGTTTTTTCTTCATTGTCTGACTCTTCTTTTTTGATACAATACGTCCAGCACCATTATACATAAGATCATCTTTACGAAGACCACCTACTGTCTTCTCTGCTCCACCGTGCATAACTTTTGCACGAGATCCAACCTTCTGAGTTTTCTTGTTTGGCATTTAATGATTATACACATCTTTTCTTACTTTAGGATCGTATATGCCAATTACTTTACTTGATTGGATGACTCTACCTCCATTATCACTAAATCCATCAACTTGATAACATAAGCAAGGATATACAGCGTACCAATTATCTTTTTGTATAAGCTCGTTCCAATATGCATCTGCATAATATTTGGGATTTTTATGATTAAATCCAATACCGTTTGATAGTTTATAAACAGAATACTCTCTATTCTTCAAAAGTCTATCTATATAATCACTATGTATTAAATACGCACCTGCATTATATGCTTCAAATACTCTCGGAAATTCATATTTGTTATACCATCCCGCAAGCATAATAACATCCCATTTTGGAAGTTTTGTTAAATCCTCTAATTTTGCATATCCTTCTTTAAAACTCGACCATACAAGATCATCTTCCAATACAAGTGTATTCTTCCACCCATTTTTTTTTGCTATACGCAGAACCTCTCTGTGACTCTCAACACATCCAAGTGGTGCATATTTACGCTTAATTGCCGAAAATCGAACTACCTTTTCAAGTGGAATTTGTCCTTCTTCAAAAAACTTAGACATGATATCCCGTCTATCTTGTCGATGATCTAGATTTATATAGATGACTTTGTCAACAAATTCCCACATGCTTATAATAATGTCAAGAATTCTTATAAAATTTCCTACACGGAATAGACATGAAAAAGCTATCGAGGTTATAAATAAATATATAACCTTTGCTACAGACCCAGATAATATACAAATCTTAGTAACTGTTGATCATGATGATTCACCTGAAAAATACATATTTACACATTCATGTGTAACAGTTAAAATAGGAGAATCAAATGGTAAAATTAATGCCATTAATCGAGATATTCCAGAACATTCCACATTTGATATTTTACTTCTTGCATCTGACGATATGATACCAATTGTGTATGGTTATGATGATATTATCCGCACAAAGATGCGTGAAAATTTTCCTGATGGAGATGGAGTTCTTTGGTTTAATGATGGATTTTCTAAAAATAACTTAAATACACTTGTTATATGTGGTTCAAAATATTATCAACGATTCGGTTACATTTATTATCCTGGATATAAATCTTTGTGGTGTGATAATGAATTTACTGATGTAGCAAATAAATTAAAAAAACAGATATATTTTAATAAAGTAATTATTAAACATGATCATCCTGCAAATAATTCAAATATAAAAACTGATGAATTATATCGTCGTAATAATATACACTTTTTTACAGATAAAAACCTATATATGACAAGATATCTTAATGATTTTATGTAACAATATTCTTACATCTTTTTCACAATTGATTTCATGTTTATGACCTCAATTGTGCCCTTTCGGGTCTTTATTTTTTTTTAAAAAGTATTAGCACTAGGCTACCGTGAAGGTGCTTAGTTAGAGTAGGCAAGACCACCCATGCCAGACATTACGCGAAGCACGTTGTAGTTGAGAGCATAGACGCGTACCTGAGCAGTGCGAGCATTCTTGACGGTGTTGATGGACACAGTGAGCTGGAGCGTCGCCTTGTCAATACGAGAGAAGTTGCACGTGCCTGAAGGCTGGTGCTCCTCTGGGCGAAGAGCAAATGAGTAGCAGTTGATACCAGTTGACGGGCAGCGGCTGTGGTGCTGGTAAGGCTGCACCTTGTCGAAATATGATCCCTCACGCTCAGTGAAGCGGTCCTGTCCATTGAGCTGGAGCTTGGCAACTTCCACAGGGTTCTTGCCATCGCAGCGAACATCTGCATCAACAAGAAGCTTGGCAAGAAGGTAGTTGGAGGAGTTACCGGTGGTAACTGATGTCGTTGGCTGATCCGTGGTGCCATCATCTGTGAACAAGCTGAGTAGACCAACAGACATGTCCCAATCATCAGAGTAGTTGAAGGGCTGCTGTCCGAGGTACTTGGAGTTGGCATCACCAGCTGTTGAGCAGTCGACGAATGAGTCGCGCTGAACAACCCAGAAGAGCTCCTTGACGGGGTGGTTAAAGTTGAGCTGGATCTTGTTGGAAGAGCTAGTGATTGACTCAGCACCCGTGTACTGTACCTGCTCGATGAGGTACTCGTGGGACTGCTGGGCAAAGCGGCGGCGCTCTTCAGTGTCAAGGTAGCAGTAGTCAACATAGAGAGATGCAGCCGCAAGTGAGCCAATAACTACAGCGGGTTCGCTGGCGTACACACAGTTGGGCTGTGTCTCGAAGTCAACGTTGATGCGAACCTCGTGGTACTGAAGCGCGATAAGCGGAATTGCAACACCGGGGTTGCGGCAGAACCAGAACTGAAGAGGAATGTAGAGCGTCTTGGCGGGCGTACCGGCAAAGCCAACACATGACTTTGTTACCTCATCAGCACTGCAAGGCTCATTAAGCTTCTGACCCAAAGAGTTCTTTACTAGACAGAGATCAGGTGTGTTGCCGATGATGGCATCAAGCGCGCGAACCGTACCAGCCTCCGTTGCGAGCTGGGTCCAGATCTGCATCCAATCACCATACTGGCGGTCAATGCGCTGACCACCAATCTCAACCTCAACCTGCTTGATAAGGCGGTGACCAATGTAATGAGTCCAGCGGAAGTCACCATCGTCTGCTGAAACTTCGGGAAGAACAACCTGGACGTATGTCTTGTACATTAGATCAGCATTACGGTTAATGATCGCCGTAACACGCTTGTTGAAGTCCGCCTGACCATTGAACGTCACCTCAATGGACTCCACAGCGAAGTTCGTGTGGCGCTTGTAGAGGATCTTCCAAAACGTAATCTGAGGGTTGCCAGAGATGTAAACATCCTGTGCGCCATATGAGACAAGTTGCATTAAACCACCACCCATTTTGTTGTTATAATACTCAGCAAGAAAAAATCTTTTGGTTGAAAATTTCAGCCGACCTCGCTTGATTTCTCAGCTAGGTATAAATGGATTTTTGGTTGATACCTACGGCAAACCTGTTAATAAACACATTTTTGCGGTCAATAGTTGTTATTGCTATTATGATTATTGGGTTTAGAACATCATGGTATTCTGCATATTGGGGTGCTATAATTCATGATGCAATTTCACTTTTTTTGATTAAGGATCTTATTCATTGACCAGTAGAACCGAAACCTCCAGATCCACGATCATCATCGGCAACTGGAAGATCTTCCAACTTATCTACGAAAATAATTTCTTCAAATGGAAGCCAGTTATGCCTTACTACTTGAAATAAACGACGACCATGATCTACTAGATATTCTGTGTCATCTGAAACACAATCAACACGAGCAATAAGTTCACCGCGATATCCAGCATCGGCCAGTCCAATTTGATTTGACATACGAAGAGGAGTTAACGAAGTTGAAGAACGAGCAAGCAAAAGATATGGAACCGATTTTCCTTGAAAATTCAATGCTGCAAAATGCATACCAGTTTTCATTTCAATACCGTATTTCTTAGCACTAAAATCAAGAGTTAACTGGGGCGACAAAAGATCTACGCCTGAATCTGTTGAACGACGTTTAGAAGTATGCTCTTGCATATCACTACGAAGTTTAGAATCACGCACATAAATATAAAGGCTCATACTGTTACATATATTAAACATGCTCCATGTAAGTCTTTATAGGTAAGAATGTTATAGCAACACAAATAGCTCCAGCAACTTGAGCAATTACATTGTACATAAATTCTTCTGTTGGTACACGTCCAATCATCCATGCTGATAAACTTCCAATTGGAGTGAAAAATCCGGTAGTAATTCCTTTTGCGATAGTGAACATAGCAAAGTAAACAATGGCCATTACAGATGGATCAGCTTCTGTGAGTAGCTTTGCATATATAATTGTAACAACTCCTAGAAATTCAATAAAATACTTATTCCACATCATTTATAGATGACGTAGACAAACTCCTACGTATTTTCTGCTCGATCTATATAGTAAGTCTTCAAGTTTCATTCTTACATCCTACTTCATTTTTAACATATTTAACAAATACTTAAAAGAGACTAATGTTGGTTCTGGGATACTTGGAGGTGCCTCTGGAATATTAAATTTAATATTTTTAAGTGAATAAGATTTATTATCCCTAGTAATATAATTTTTGTTATTATCAGCTTTATTTCCCTTTGATTTAAATGTAAAAATTTTACGAAATGATGGAGGATTTAATATAAATTGTTCAGTTGAATAAATCGTAGGTTCTTCTTTATAATCAAAATAACGCTTAGCAATATTTAGAGGTTTGATTGTTATAATTTCTTCAGGTGGTTTAGTATTTCTATCAGTTTCCTTATTAACTTCGAAACGAAGATTACGAACCTTTACAGATTTGCTCCAGTCTGTGTCATTATTACTATTATAAGCATCATCAGTTTCATGAGGTTTTGTTTCTACAGGATTAAAAACCTTATTATGATAATTTAGATTACTAAAATAATCAATATTAAATGAATCGGTGTATTCTATAAGCCTATCAAAATAAGAAGTATAATCTTTAAAGGTATTTTCAATATTACTATAACTAGGAAGCTGCATACACATGTTGGGTTTAATGATATACCAATTGTCACTTCTTTGTAATGGTTTCCAAGCCTGATCTATAGCATATTTAGATTGATTATCTGTTTTAATTAACTCTACTATGCCATCTTTAAAACACTGTAACAATGGTTGAAAGTATGATTTATTAACTATATATGCTAACGCACAGTTGCAGCTTATTAATTTAAAGCTATTCTTGTATGATTTGATAAAAGTTCCTCCAAGCACAATAACATCATAATCTCTTCGTATCAAACTTTCTAATATATCATGACCATGTTGAAATTCATTTGTCCATAGAATATCATCTTCTGCAATAAACACATTATCCCACTTTTCTGCAATAGCCATTTCTAGAACAGCAATATGACTCAGCCCACAACCAACTGCACCTTTTGCATTTCTTATTGCATTGAATCTAAAAATTTTACTAGAATCTATGTATTTTAATAGTTGTTGTTCAGCATGTTCTTTACGATCTACTCTATCTTCTAAGTTAATGTAAACAGCTTTAGTAACAAAATCAAAAAAAAGATTTTCATTATGAGTTGACATTATGTGTGCAATATCATTCTCCGTATGATTGTTGTTAACGTCTGGGATATAATAGTCGTGTAACTTTATTTTATTTTTAGTGTAAAAACTTACATCTTTAATCGGGTTAATACCTCCTTTTTTTATAACGTTTGGTATAAAAACCTCTTTAAAGTAAAGAAAAAATGTAAATCGATGTTTTTCAGTATCTCGAATATAATTTAAAAGCAAATCCCACGATAGATTTAATCTAAGGATTGTATCAAGACCAAGAGATAAAATATATTGTGCTAGTTGTTTACTAATTATAATTGAATATGTTCCATATATTAGTTCTTCATTATTCCGTATATCTATAAAAATACTATCTGATTTTTCTGAAAAAATTGTATGTTTAGAAGTATGACAACCTAAGTATACTAGATCTTTACCTTTCAGCAATTCTTGGTTTATAAAAAGATTTTCATGAAAATGTTTCATAGTGTACACGTCATCTTCAAGAATTAATATATGATCTGTATCACTTTTGACAAATTCATTCATCAATAAAAACGCACTTTGTATCAATCCTAATGATCCTTTTGTAATATGTTGACGTCTAAAGTTATACTTATTTTTATAAGATGAATTCATTATTGACTTATCAAATGTAACAGTTTGCGAGCTATTTTGTATACCCATATAGTCGAAGTATTTTTTCATTAAACTAATTGTTTCTGGATTAGTTGAACCATCAATTGCTTCTATGAATTTAAAATTTGTGTTAGATTGAAATAACATTTGTTGTTTCATGTATCGATGTTTGTTAGTACATTTAGCCATGTTAATAATGTATGTTTGTGGTAATCGATACTTGCATGGTGGCAATGATGCTAAGTGATCAAACATATTTTTATGAAGGAGTTTACTTTCGTCTCTAAAATATGATGTATTATACTTGAGTGAGTTGGACTTATTATATATATACATAACATCGTCTATAGCAAGGTACTTGCCATTCGAAAGTTCTAAAGCACTATAATATTCTGCTATATCAGTACATACCATTAACCATTCACCATTATGTGTTAAATACT